GTGGTGGTGTATTAGCTTTAACTTCATCACGCTTCTGACCTTTGATGCTAATTTCTTTAATCTTACGTTCAGAAACCTGACGACCATCTCCGATAGTACCAATCAATACTGAAATACGTTGACCGTGCTTTGCAGATATTTCTTTGGATTCATACTGTAGATGACCAGTTTCTTGGTCATACGTAGCAAGCAGGGTTTGTTTACCTCTGCGATTATTGACTATCTTACCGTCGTCCAAGAGTTCAAACTCTGGAGCTGCTGTAGCATCTGGCATATATTACCTTTTAGTTATGGGTTGTGGCTTTGGTTCTGTAACCTTTTGAGAAAGTTGTAACTGTCTTTCAATCACTCGGAGTATTGAAGATGCACCATCACGATGTGCTGCTGCTAATGCAATCTTGTATCCGTCTGCTTCTGCAAACTGGAATACATTTCCGCTTTCACCTGCACACCTGCGTAGATGTTCTATAACATCATTCTGTGCCTGTGAGCGGTGTCCTTCGATACCAATAACCTGCAAGAAAGAATCTGCTATCCTTCCTTGCTCGATTTTGGTTTGTGCTAGTGGGTCTGTCTTATCAAGTGTGGCTTTTGACATTATTGGGTTTATTGCTGCATGGCGTTCTTAGCAGCATCTTGTACGAAATCAGGTGAGCCACCCAATCCCTTACCAGCTTTACCAAGTTGTTCAGCAGCTTGGAGAGCTTGTTGTTGCTGTTGTAACTTCATGCGTTGTTGACGTAATGCTGCGACGGAACGTTCATCTCGGAATAAATCAGCGTTCATTCCTGAGTTCATGGCGTAGTTCCGCATCATCTTATCTAAATCAAAGTTGTCTGCCACTTCTGGCTTGAATTGCATAATAGGCTGTAAGAACTGTACTGCTTGTTCAGTACCACGATTCTGTAATGCCTTTAATGCAAGACTGATTCTGCTTGTAATTGTGATCTCAGGTAAGGCTAAACCTTTTGTATTAACACCAGATTGTACAAGTAATGACTCTGGAGCCTGACCAAATTTACCCTGACGATATAAAATACCAAATACTCTGCGTAGTAATGGATTTAAAAATTCTGTTACACGGCGGTCAAATACTGGCGTAAACTGTTCTAGCTTTTCTGCAAGACGCTGCGAGATTTCATAAGCAGTCATCTTCTTATCAATAAGAGGATCTGAACCTAACATCTTAAACATAGGCACATAGAACGCCTCGTTAATCATTTCCTTCTTATTAGCGATTAACTCCATGCCCATCTTGTAATCGCCTATTGTAGCCCATTCTGCTGGCTTACCATTGGGTTCGTTGATATCCCAAGTAGTAACACCTCCTGCACGTAAATCAACGTCACCATCAAGGTTTGAAGGCACTAGAATACGTGGGTATGCTTTTAATTCTGCTAAAGCATCTGTGTATTGTGTGATGTAATTGATCTGACGTACATCTGGTAGTGCTAAGTAAGCAGGTGAATATCCCCAAGGACTATCAGTACCCCACTTTGAGAAACGGCTTACAAGGTAAGGCATTTCATCATAGCCACCAACACTAACGCACTGACTAAAATCCATTGAGATATAAACAGATGCTATTGGTTTATTAGCACCGTCTTGTCTCTCAGGTAAGCGTGATGAATCTTCACGAGGAAATACTGCATGAACAAATTTAAAATCACGATCCATTCCCTTACCGCCTTTGAGTGCTTGTTGCATCTTCTCAGGCAGATTCTCTTCACCAAACATCTGTATAGCTTGGCGACCTGTTAATTTAAATTCACGGCGTACTGTATCAACAATACCTTCTTCGTTTTCTTCGATGGTATATGTGCCTACTTTAGTATTACGAAAGTTTAGTGAACTTGTTTTACCTTCTTCGCAGAATATACAATCAGTACCAAATATGCCTACGTGTAAGTAACCAATGTTTACAACGGAATAGAAGTTAGAACGAGCTAACTCCTGCATGGTAATATCACTGGCACGGCCTAACCAAATAGCAGCATCATCACCTTCCTGACGCATTGGCATTGGTGGCTCAAATTGTGCCCAAGGTTCACTTGATGGTGTTAGCCAATTACGTTGACCAGCAGCCATTGTTTGTGCTGCTAGGATTGCGGTCGTATCAAATATGCGGTCTGTCCAGCCTGTTACACCTTCGGTCTTAGTAACGTTGATATCAGACTCTTGAGGTAAAAAGTATTGAGAGATCGTTTGCCAATCAGAATCGAATATAGCTGAACGCTTGCTGCGTCCAGATTCGTACTTGTTTAGCTGCTCCTTGGCTAATAGATCTGTTGCCATGTGTTATCCTAACTTTGGGGTAGTAGCAGTTGGGGCAGCTCCAGCACCTGGCATACCTTTGTAACCGCCAGTATCACCAGCGAATACGGTTTTCTTGATAGATTTCTTCATCAAGTTCTGTTGTGCAACATCTTGCTGTGCCTGTATGACCTCTGCTGATGATGTAGTCACAGGTGGTGCAGCTACTGGTGTTGGTGCTGCTTGTACTGCTGCTGCTGGTGATCCTCCGCCTGCCATAGTATTAAGTGGTTAAAAATTGTGCTAAACGCTGTAAATCTTCAGTTTTATAGAATCTTAGCTCCCTTTTATTGTCAATAATGCGTTCAAAAGCTATCCAAGGGAGTGGAAATGGCATGGAATTGAAGGCTTTTGTCATGTTTCCAGACATGGCAAATATGTACCAACAGTCAGAATCTTGTGTATCAAATACGTGTTCGCAGTCTGCTATTTCGTTTGGCGGTGCATAACGACGGCAATTCTTGCCCATCATAAAGTAATCTGGAGTATTAAACACAAAACCGTTACGTAAATGCCATTCAAGATAGTCCGCAAACGGTGCTTCTTGTGGCTTTTTACGGTAAAACTCTACCATTGTATCATATGGACTCATGGTAATACGGAAACCATAAACCTTTCTGGTGCACTTGGTAAGTTTGTACCATCTGACATAAAGGCTACTAGGTATGCAGTGGTTGCTGAATTGCCTGCATTGTTATAGTCCCATTGAGCAAGCATCTGCTTGTAAGTTACGGTACTATCAGTCTTAGCACGTTGTACAATGATTGCTCTAGGTATTCTGCCTAAACAAGCACTAGCGATGCTAATACTCCATGAATAAGTTGTAGCACCTGTAAGCGTAGGAACAGTAGTAATGCCTACTGTATCGCCTAATGTGTTAGTGCTAGTATCTGCTGAATTGCTATCGAGATTACCGTTAGGTACTAAATTAGCTCTAGCTATGTTATTGCTTGTTCCTGAATCGCATTGAACACCTTTAGCAGATGCAAATAAACAATTAGAAACGATTACATTGTTAGTGCCGTTAGTGAGTAATACTGATGCACCTGTAAGACTTGCCTGATTAGTAAAATCTATATTGCTAATCATTAAGCCTGTAGAGTTATTCAAATAAATCTGATTAGCTCCACCATTTTGTAATATCTGACCACTGCTCATGTAACCTGAACCAAAGTGGTTTAAGATATTAACAGTTACCCAACTTGTGCTAAAGTTATTACCATTATCGAACAAGAAATTCGTTAGATACATGGTAGAGCCATTATTGTATATGGCATTAATGGTGTTAAGCGTTTGTATGTTGTTAATCTGAACGCCTTGTGTGGTAAACGAACTAATTACCATACTAACGCCACGATTCCACCATTCAGCAGTAACAGTATCTAGCTTACAGTTGACGCAATCTTGGAATAAGAAACCTGCACCAGATCCAAGTCCTGATGTAGTTGGTAATACGTTAAGACAACCAGCAGCGTAACAGTTGGTAACTAATATGTGCCATCCACCAATGAACACAAAACCATTAGTCCAACCACCTGTGTTTGTAGCTACAACGCCAGTTACTGATACGTTGTTTATGCAAATTAGATCACGATTCTCAATAGAACCGTATTGTACTGTGTTAATGTAAATGGCTGTAGCACAAGCTGAGTTGTTACCAATAACTGATAAATCTTCAAACTCTATTCCTATGTTTTCACCGTATGGATTAGCCATATAAACGGTAAATCCATTAGTTGCTGAATCCTGTATAATTTCAGATACTAACTTACCGCAACCTTGTATTCTAACGACACCTGCAAAGGGGCTACCAGACGATCCAATCGTTATTGCTGAGTTTATGTGGACTGATCCTGCTGGTAGCAAAAGACAACCATTAGCAGCTACTGCTGCGTTAACGGCATTTTGTAAAGCTGTTGTGTTCTGCGTAACGGTATTACCTACTGCTCCAAAACCATAGTCTTGTGCATAGATCATTGGGTCATTACTCCAAGTAACTGCACTTGAGTTATTGGTTATTAATCTTTGACCAACTGTACCGCCTGCTGGAACACCTGTTAACGTATTGTTTAAAGTAATTGCACTACCTAATGCAACTGTACCACCGCCTGATAAACCTGTGCCTGCAGTAACAGTAACTGAATTGTTTGTTAATTGGCTATTGGCTATACCTGATAACGTACCGCCTAATGTTAAGTTTACGCTAGTTGTACCACTACCACTAAGTGTGATGCCATTAACGCTACCTGAACCAGACACGCCTGTTACTGTACCTGTGCCTGTTGGTAAATCTGCTGTGGCTAGCTTTCTAAATGTTGGTGTACCTGCTGATCCGTTAGGTGCACCATAAAATGTATTAGCTGATTCGCTGGCTTTTGTAACAGTTAATGTACCGCTTGATGTAATAGGTGAACCAGTAACGGTAAACTCGCTAGGCATTGATAAGCCAACTGATGTAACCGTACCTGTACCACCTGATGTGATTGCTACAGATGATGCAGATGTTATCTGACCTTCAGCATTAACAGTAATTTGTGGTACGTGTGTAGAATCACCGTATGTAGCAGCCGTAACACCTGTAGTATTTAGATATACGCTTACTGCACCTGTTGTTGGACTAGCACCAACACCAACTGAACCTGTAACGCTAGTAACTGGACCAGTTCCACCGCCACCAGATGGAGTTGTTCCTGTTGCTGGTGTGCTATCTGGTTTAGATCCACCAGCAGTCCTATCTATGGACTTAGTAGCTCCTGTATTGCTTGTGGGTAAAATAGCCATTAGCGGATCGATTTATTCTTCTTCTTTACTGAGTAAGACTGAGGTGAAGGTCCACGCAACACTTTATGTGGTGTATGCCTAGATTCACGAGCAACGAACGATGTGCCTTCAATCATACCTAGTCTGTGAGCTTCTGACATAGTCCTAAGTGCATCAGCACCATGACTAAACTCATCATGCACTGGTTTTTCATAGATTGTGTCACGATCTGTTTCTTCACGTTTATGGTAGTATTCTAAGCAATCGAGTCCACTGGGTGCACTGTTATCTGTACTTCCAAACGTCTTTGAGCAGTTGGTTTTGTGGATGTAGCATCGTGGTAAAAGAGAACGAAGTTCATTAATACCGAGCCAGATATCTGGTGTTCTAGGCACGATTGTAATTCTATCCAATCCTGCGTTTGTAAGATCTGTACGCCAGCTACCGCCACGTCTGACGTGGTCTGCATCATGTGGTAAGAAGTTCGTTCGTATCGTAGTTCTGTATTTGTCTCCCCATTCTCTGACTTTGCTTGCATAATGGCCTGTAGTTTGTCCGTTTGCTGAATAGTAATCGATTAAATTGATGTGTCTGCCTTCAAACTGTACCAGCCATATGCAGGTAAAGTCGCTATCACCTACGTCCCAGAATGTATCAAATGGCAGATCGTTATCTGGTTCATAATCTTGGATTTGGTTATTTGCACGCAATTTGGCAATAGCGTCGCCATAAATGCTGCCTGCAATAGCTGCTTCAAAGCTACATTCGTACTCACGATTGTATTCAGACTCATTCATGCTCTTACGAGCAGACTCCAATTCGTCTTGTGCTATGATGTTTGAACGTGATGCAGGTAAGATCATTGTAAACCATTCTGGGTCATTAACTGCTCGGTCATATAACCTAAAGAAGCTATTACGACCTTTAGGTGTACCAATCCATGTAGCCCAGCCTCTGCGGTCTGATAATGCAGGTCTTATGACTGATGACCATACTGAAGCATCCATATCTGCTGGTTCGTCTATGATTATGCCATCAAGGTAAATACCACGAAGTGCTTCTGCATTGTCTGCACCGTATAGCGTTATACGACCTTCATTAGGTAGTTTAACGTGCAATTCGGATTCTGAGACAACACGACCAGGTATCGGTGCTGTGTATTGTTTGAGGTAATCCCATGCTATCTCTTTGGCCTGTTTGCGGTAAGGTGCTAAGTAAGCAAACCTTGGTGCTTTTAACTGGCACTTCATGGCCTCTTTAATCAGCTCATTGATGCCTGATACGGTTTTACCGCCACGTCTATGCACAACAAGGACAGACCAGCGTTGTGATCTGCTATGCCATTGTACAAAGGCTTTACGTGGCGTATAAGGGATTATTATGTTCAAGGGGTAGTGGCGTATCCCTTTAAGTGTTAAAAGGCTTTATTTTGGCTCAGATTGCCAAGAAATGACTAATGGTGCTCCGTCATTACCTGTTAATTCGGTATGAACACGATCACCATACTTCTTTGGGTTCATTTTGGTTACATACCATTGTCTGGCATGAACTCTCAACTTATCTACTGCAACGTCTTGTGGAGTTGAATTGTCCGCTATTTCAATGATCTCACTTACAAGGCTTTCAACACCAGCAATCCTAGCTTTTTCTATAGTTGTTGCAAACTCTGGGTCATCTTTCATCTTATTCCAGAATCTACGAGCAAACGAATGTTTGTAACTCTTACATACAGAATGAGTTGTCTCACCTGCTGCTAAACGAGCACAGACATCACCTATAACCTTTGGGTTATCTAAATCATCTTCTGGAGGTATTACCATACGGTATTACTTCTTTGGATTAACAATAGTGTCTAAAATACTGTCGTTAGTGGAAACCATAATACTACGAGTATATGTTTTATAGACGTATGCAACTGGAAAAAGTTACGTAATTAGGCAACGAACTAAAATAATTTAAGAATTATCTTGCTAATGTATAACAATGTTATACGTTGTAATACGA